ATTATACAAACGATCATCAGTATTATGATAATTTGAGTGAAATTGTGTTCACACCAAATGATATCATCGTGGTTGATTTGTTTTTGCATGAGTTTCATCTGATGTTAGAATTACTAGACAAGTTAGAAGTCACCAATTACTTAATCATTAAGAGCGATCCTTACAGAACTGGAGGATTGGTATTCCCGTTTAACAACTTTAAGTATAAGCAAGTATTTAAAATGGAGAATTCTTTGATACAAAGTGGTGAGCTATACTACTGTTTAAGTGGATTCAAGAAGGATTTAAAGCCTTCCAATGAGATTGCTAAGTTGAACATCAACCGTATTAACAACGAAGATCATGTTGTTTCTAGAAGTAAAATCATTGACAAAAATAAGGATGATCTAACAGCACAACATTCCATGATAGCGAAAAATTTTAACACACATGTTAAATTTACCGTTGATGAACAGTCTTATACCAAGTTTATCACGGACAATAAGTTAAACAGTCTGCCAAAACCAACAGATTTTGCACTTTATTGTCTCAATGGAATGGGTGGCTCACGCAAGACACAGCGTGTAGTCAATGTGTATAAAACAGGTACAGACTTTATAGTTAGTCCAATTCGATCACAAGCTGACAATTTAATGCCAGGAGGGTCACAAACCAAAAGTGATATATATACGTACATCGTATTAATCCGATATTTGCAGGATAATTCAAAAGTGAGAATTCGTCATTTATATATTGATGAATGCTTTGCCATGCAACCGTCAGCAATTGCCTATTATTATGCATTGAAATTATCTGGACGTATTGAACAGATACACTTAATGGGCGATTCAAAACAAATCGGACCTTATTGTAAAGATAACACCACTTTACAATTCGAATTAACTAACTACGTCGCTGAGACGCATAGGAGCCCGCAAGACGTGACACGTATGTTTGGTACTTACATACCAAATGCACGCACTACGTCGAAAGTAGTTGAGTCATATAAAAAGATCACTGAAATTACATCTCATGTGGTTGATATAGCGTTAGCTTTTACACAAGATGGTAAATATTACCTAGCAGAGAAAGGCTATAAAAGTATGACAGTCAATGAATCGCAGGGTATGACCTTTAGTAAAGTTTTATTGTATCTAGATGACTACTGCCAAATTCAAACTATTAACAAAACCGAATCTATACGTCATGTATATGTTGGGTCATCCAGACACAAAGATGAACTGCTGGTTTATGGTAAAAGCACACCCGATTTACAGGTCTTATTGACTGTTCAAGGAGCTCCTATTGAAAATATAATAGAAGAAGCATGTGTACCATTGGTCACCGAATCGCAGATTATCGAAGATGACGTTAAAAGAGAATGGCGTGGTTACAATCCGAAGACAGTCACAACCAAAGATTCTATTATAGATATCCTATGTAATTTGAATGTGAAGAAAAATTTCACGCACAGCACCGATATCCGTATTGAACCACTGAAACTGAAAAAAATTGATGGCACGCAGATGAAAATATCTGATAACATATTGCATCCAGTTGACGTCAGTATCAGTGGTGGTAAATTATCGGACCATCGTTTTGTATTACCATATTACAGTAAGGATAGTTTTGGCACTTTAAACACTCAAATAGCACGTTATGCTAACACGAAAGCAGGTAAAGCACCAGAGCATTACTCCAATTTGCAAACAGGTTTAGCTAAGTTTGTAGATTTTGCTAAATTCAAGAGATTGAAAGTTGATAATGAACGATTGACAAAGCATTTTGTTAATTACATTGTTGAATTGCAGAAAAAGATTAAACCTGCAACAACTGATGTCGGTCTTGTTTTAAAAGCTCAGGGTATGATCCGTCGGAACATGGTAAGTCCCGACGATGGTTTGTGTTATGAGGAGAAAGGTGAAATAGAATATTATGTTTTAGATGAGGATGATGTCAACATGGAGTTGATACCAATGACCACTCTCCGGGGTGCAGTTGGACAGATCAGCTCCATCATCAATCGTAAAACAGTTGTTGATATGTTTGAAGCGGATTTGAATAATATCAAAAGTCGCATGATCACATTCACAATGAAGAAGCAGAATAAACATGATCCGAGTGGGTTGAAAGAGACTAGCTCGAAAGCAGGCCAAGGTGTGAGCGCCTGGGGTAAAGTGTTAAATCTGTTTTTTTGTGCTTATTCACGTTACTTGACCGAATGTATTTTCGAATGCATGAAAGAAAATGTTCAACTTGCTTTTAACAAGAGCGATGCAGAGTTGTCCGTTTTTTTTGCTGGATATAAAGATCAATACCTCAGTGAAAAATATGTCAATTGTAATTGTGATTTTAGTGAAATGGATGTTTCACACACCAAAAGTATGTTGGAGTTAGAGTTGGAAATGTTTGGTTTACTGGGTGTTAACTACAAGATTATCGACTTTTACTCGAGCATGCGTACTAAATGGTGCAATATGTATCAGTGCAAAGAGGGTATAACTATGTTACATGGACAATATATGCAACATTCAGGGCAACCACTAACTATTTGTGGTAACACACTCCTGAACATGGCAGTACTAGGTTATGCTTATCGTATTGAGAACATGTTGTATGCATCATTTAAAGGTGATGATTCAACTATACGTGCTAAAAAAATCAGCACTGTAAAAGGTCGAAAGACTGCGATATACGCAGAACATGGGTATAAACTAAAAATAAGCTTTGAGAAGGTGTCTGAATTCATTGCTAATTTTATAACACCATATGGTTTTTTCCCAGATGTTGTGCGAAGAGCTGTTAAAGCTGTTAGTAAGGTGTACGAAGATGAGGCTTCGTGGGAGGAGTCACGTATAAACTTGAAAGAAGTTTTAAGTATGGTCAATACCGCCGATAAGTTTAAAATCGGAGTGGATTGTGCAGCTATACATTACCGTGACAAGGGGGTAGCAATCAACGCTGAACAAGTGGGTTTGTTATATCAGTATCTAATACAATTAAGCACTACAAAATACCAAGATGCTCAATTTATTCAAGCTGAAGACAGACTCACCTACTCTGACAATTACCAGAGCAAGTGAGTCCCCCTTTTTCTAATTAAATAATATAATTTTTATTATTCCCAACGAATCTTATTCGTAGTACTTAAGTAAGTAATCTCAGATCTATCTTAATAATTTAAGCAATCTCAAGAATCATCTTAAAATGAACGGCACCGATCAGTTAGTAGATAACAGTATGAATTTCGACCCAACGTCGGATTCTACTTCTATGCCTGAACAATCGCATGGTAAGGCTTTAACACCGTCACAAGCATTTGTTTGCAAAGTGACCCATCCGCCAACTACCGTGCCTGAATTTGAGGGTTTACCAACACAGGATGCCAGAACTCAGGTTGTATACAACATGCGTAATATTGATGTGCTTAAAACACCGATCACATATGACGCTACTAGTGAATTGTATCAATCAAATTCCTGGGGTGATCACAGTGACTACACTGTTTTAGTTCCTAACGGAGCACGTATAAAATGGTTTGGTTGTTGTTATGATGTCACTAATCCTAATACCCCTGGTACCACTCCAGAAATTAGTCGCTATTACTCACAAGATTTGGCTAATGTAGGTGTGCAAGATAATTTTGATTTTCAGAATTGGGCAAGAACTGTTAATTTATACAGACCTTGTTACAAATCAATTACATTGTACCCCAACGTTACTGCCTTTAACAATCAAGGTATCTTAGCTGCACAGCAGTTCAACCCCAACATTTTGTTTAACGGTTCTATGTCCACACTTTCGTATGAACAACCTAAATTGTTTATACAAGCTTTGGATCATTTATACAGTGTACAAAATGACAATTTGTTTCAGGCAAGTGAAACACACCCGGATTTTCATCACAGCCTTGTAGAAAGCTGGTTTAAAACACGTAAAATAAGAGTGCGTGGGTTAAAACTTGATC